TCTAAAATTTCTGGATATTTCTTATCTAACTTTTTGTCTTTCAACTGATAGTTATAAAGTAGAGCCCCCTTAACGTGCATTGGACAACCCTTCTTAAAAATACCATTTGTTGTACCCCACTTACTTAAACCATTACATGATCTTGGAAATGCTATTAGATTTGGTTTCAAATCCAACCATTCTTTTCTGAAATCCTGTATAAATGTGTTTAGTTCTTTTTCAGTTCCATCTATAATCAGTTGCAAAGCATCCTTAATCTTGTCCCTGCAAACTTGTGGAGTTGATGACTTGACCGATTCTATACCCATCATCTTGAGTTTTGGTTGTGCATATTGCACACCCTCAGAATTATGAACATTCAGAATATATCGTTTCTTTGCAGTCCAGATTCCTTTGTCTGCAATAACCTCACGGCTCATAATCATTTTCTGTTCATACGCATTTGTATAATCAGCTAATTCTTGATACTTCTGATTAATGAAAGTTTCAAACTTTTCTCTACAAATCGTATCCAGAAACTTAACTGGATCTTTCGGTTTTAACTTTTCTATCAGAGATTCAAATGTGATATAAACAGAATCAGTATCAGATGCAATCACATAATCTACATCATCAGTTTTTAACAACTCATTCAAATATTTATTAAGTGCAATTTCTATCCATCTAATAGCAAGTTGACCACCATATGTTACAGCCTCTGCAATCCGAATATCATAGAATCGAAAATACTGATTACCGATTGCACCATATGCAGAGTTGAGTGCAATCTTGAGTGCCATTTGTCTATTCTTGTATCGTGATATGAGATTCAAAAGTTTTGGATGTTTTGTATCCTCATATTCCTGTTGAGCTTTCAACATCAACTTCTTGGTTTCCTTACGTTCATTGTACATCTGCAACAACAACTCAGGCAAGAATCCATATTTGGTACAATCAAACAATGCACCGTTTGGAGTTATAGTTTCTTGATTTTCCTTGAGAAAACTGGTATCAAATGTTTGTGATAACATTTCATCAACGCCAGGCACCGTTTTATGCATCCCCTTGATGGTTTCAGGGGATATATTGTAGTTCATGATCAAATGTGGATACAAGGAGTTCAAGTCAAAACTAACAACCCACTTGTGTAATCCAATTTGTGGATCCTTAACATATGCTCCTGCAAATGCATCTTCTTTACTTTTTCTGATGATTTGTGGAATTTGAATATTTTTATCTCTCAAATAATTGTACATAATAACATCCCACATTCTCACTTGAGAAAACACATCTACATAATTACACTTTGCACTATAAGCCATTGTTATAATCAAGTCAATCAGTTTCATCTTATCTTCAAGACGATCTACCAATTCTACATCTTTAATATTGTAATCAATGAATGATTGATAATCTTTAGTGTACCATTCTCGATAAGTATCAAATGGATTCTCAGCCTTACGTTCTCCTAATTCAACAAATGCAATGTGATCTAATCGATAACTCTCTTGTGCAGAATATGTAAATTTTTTATACAGGTCAAGATAGTCCAACTGTTCCAGACCAAACACATTATAACAAATATGTTCCTTACCAGAAATGTATACATTATCCTTATATACCGTTTTCCAAACAGATAGTCGTTTAACTTCATCCTCTCCAAATAAAATTTTAATGCGATGTATTAAATACGGTAGGTCATAAAATTTAGAGTTCCATCCAGTAACAACATCTGGCTTATTACTCTCCCAAAATGTAAGAAACTTTTTCAATAATTCATCTTCTGTTTCACACTTAACATAACTTACATCTTCTCGACTATTGACATATTCTCCTATGCCAAATACTACTAACTTTTTTGATTGGTGATTCTTGATTGAGATTGAAAGAAGTTCTTCGATTGAATCTTCTACTTTTGGAAATCCATTATCAGAAGCAACCTCAATATCAATGGTTACAATTAAAATATTATCTATATTCCACTTAATCTCACCTCGCCAATTATCAGAAATGTACTGAAAATTATAACGAGTCATTCCATAAATCAAATTTTGTTGATTTTCATATTGTGAAAGAAATTCTTTTGAATGTTTGATGGATTGTTGTTTAACAGGAGTTAGATATTTTCCATCAAGAGCTTTGTATTGTGTTTTCTTTTTAACTGGAACGAAAAGGGTAGGTTGATATTTATTACGGGCAGTTATTCGTTCTCCGTTTCTAACTCCACGAATAAGAATACTATTTCCGTAGCTAATTACATTTGTATAAAAATCCATAATATATCTATTATACTACAACAAAACGCAAAAGTCAAGACTTTTATTCGTTTAACTGTACATTAGGAAGTATAATTCCAGAACCAAATTTTGAATTCCATGCATTTCTAGCAGCATCTACTGGATTAGTTATGCAAATAACCCAATCCATTTTAACTGTTACATTATCATGTTTTGCAAAGGGGGGCCAAGGCGTAAATCCTATACCTTGATCTGTGGGCATTAGTTGACAAGGATTAGATATAATAACATCATTACTTATAACTGTTACATCACCAATTAATTCCTCGCCGGATTTTAACTTAACCAGGCGAACATCACTCATCTTTCTTTTTTCCAATATTATATTTTTGTTCTAATATCCAATCGTTTTTTTCTGTAAATGATAAAACTTTAATTTGACTTAATGGAGCCTTGGGTTCTGCTTCACTAACTAAACCTACAAGGCCCCAATCACTTAACAATCCAGCAATCGTATTTCTTCGTTCAATATCATTCTCTGTTAGGCTTGATTTCTTCCCATCCAATACAAAAAGTTCCTTAAAATGGACAATGTAATATTTGCCCTTTTTATGGAGTAAATGACAAGATTGCCATAACTTTTTTTCTCTACGAGATGCAACACCAATTCGTGATAGAGTTTCCCTAACCTTCAAGAAATCATCAGGCTCTTTTAAAGTAACTTCTAACATATCATTTAATGTCCAATTTAAAACTTCATCCATTTCCACCTTTATCTAATTTTGTTTCCATATAGGATATATCTTTATCTGTGAGAACATTCAAAACTTCTTTAGCTCTCTGATCACTATATCCAAAATATTCTTTCACCAATTCTAAATTCTTAATTTTTGATGTTTTAAGCCAAGGAGCAAATCGTTTCTTTGGCCTAACACTATTTAGTAGAAAATGGAACTGAAGTTTACTATCTAAACCATTGTAAATATTCATTTCATTGACTAATAGGATGGTATCAAGGTGGGGATACAAGCAACGATTTGATATGTAAGGGGAATATTTTTTCTCCCACATCACATCTTCTGAGTCCATCAACGGTTCTTTGGTATGATTGATGGCATTCAGGTATTCTTTCAATTCATACATTATATAGAGTATATTTAACAGTTAATTCTTCATCTTGTGATATATCTCTTGCAGTAACAAGAGAATAATAAGTAAGTACTGATTCTTCTGGTGATTCTATTTTAATACAATTTGGTTCATCACTATGATTAATAAAACCACCTACTGGTGTGCGAAGATAGCCTCCTTCAAAGCCTGGAGCAGAGACATGACTTATTCCTAAATGAAATCCCTTCTTGATGGGAGCTGTTGCATAAAGTCCATATCCATGTATGGATGATTCTCTGACTACTACTGAGTCTGGTAATGGTTTGTACATAATATTATTTATTCAATATATTCAAAATATGGTAATGTCCCTAGTAGTGAATTGTTTGAAGCCAAACATTCACGAATTTGTTTTGTATAATATGATCTGTAAGCTTCTTTCCATCTATATCTATAATCCTTAATTTTTCCAATATTTGGTCTTTCAATTTCATATTTAACATAAACATATTTTGGATATTTGTCCATTAATTTTTTATGTTCTTTATTATGAAATTTTGCAGTTCTAAATTCAGAACAACCACCTTCTTGCCACCACTTAGGCTGAATACAAAATAACTCAGATCTTCTGATCTTATATCCCCTCAATAAAAATTCAAGAGACATCATACTATCTTCACCAACCTCAACGAATGTCCAATCTATATCATCAACAAATTTAGATAATTCTACACCATTTATCATGTAACCACTATATACATCTGTAAAATCCGTATAGAAGCGCCAACTTGGTGGCAACATTGCACTTCTATGTCCTATTTGAATTATATTTTCATTATCCATCCAAGAATTAAAAATGTCAAACATTTCATCAAAATCATCTTCAGACATTGGCCTTTTTACTCCTTTCA